AGCTGTAGAGGATGATTTGTCGAAATCAACATCGAGATCGATAGCGCGGACATACCCTGAATCAGGGTCAGGGTTATGATCGCTCTTTCGGGTCGAATGACGGGCATCTCCGATTGTGCCGTCCGATTCACGCTTTCGATCTGGATAAGCATCGTCTGCCTGTTCTCTTAATTGAATAACGGATTTTGATAAACGAGGTTTCATGAGAGGAGGAGTTGAGCCTCGTCCTCAGTAATACCTAATTTAGCCAATAAATCAGATTTGGCAGCTGCTTTGTCAGCATCTTGTTGTGCTTTCCAAGCATCAAATTGAGCAAAGCCATCTGTGTATTGCTTCTTTGTAATTGGATCACAATCGATAAACTCAATACCTTCGTAATCGGTACCAGTTTGAACGTATCCGCCATTTGGGATCAACATTCCTAAAACTTCAACTGATGTAGCCATTATGCACCTATTTCCAAGAGTGTGATTGTTGATGGAGCCGATGAATATTGGAATGTTACGCTGCAACTATTAGCAGTAGTTTGGACTGCGCCTTGCAATTTGTATGTAGTAGATGATGTTGTTGCTGGTGAGTCCAAATAAGTGACGGGCAAAATGCCAGCCCAAGAAGCAGAACTAGCACCACCGGCATTGATAAATTGAAAAGTATCGTCGGGATAATCCACGATAGTTGTCGCACCGCGCAAAAGTCTTGCTTTAGCAGCTGTATTTGTTGTCAAACGATTGTTGAAAAATTCAGCATTAACAATGACTAGAATCTTCGAAGTAGAAGCCGTGGGAGTAATTGAAGCCGTAATTGTTGTATCGGCTAAAGTTGTGCTTGCAATGCTTGTTTGCGTTGTTGTAACCGCTGAAACGACCTGTAATACTTTGCCACCACCACCTGCTGGAGTTGCCCAAGATGGCACTCCACCTGCTACGGTAAGAACCTGACCAGTAGTTCCAATTGCTAAACGAGTGTTTGTGTTTGCAGTCGATGAACGGTATTCAATATCACCAAGAGTCGTTGATGGATTAAGTGCCTTGGTTGTCGTGTCTACAGACGAGCCTAGGGTGCGAATAGCAGCTGCGCCGTCTTTTACAAGACTTGTGTCGTCCGGGGTTGTCCACCCATAATTTGTTGTCGTTGCCATTTACGCTACTGCTCCTATCGCATTGTTCCATGTAAGTATAGCCGATAAAGTATTCCAAGCCTCAGAGGCTGAAACCTGATCCCAGCGGATTGCCACTTGGGAAAATTCAATTGGGGTCGCATTGATGGTCAGATCAACCCGGTTATAACCAGCCCTAAAAGTAAAGCCTTCAACGTATCCTTCAAATTCGCCATCGTTGATGTTTGAGGGCAGATTTGTAATTTTAATTGGTTGACCCATAAATATTGAAATCAAAGCATCGCGATCTGCGTCATCAATTTCATTGTTTCCTAATGGGAAAGTAATTGAGTCAAATTTTGAACGAGGGTAGGATCTGAGGGCTAAGCGTCGATCAGCGACGGATTGTGCATCAGTTGCCCCGTGAATAACCGTATTGATCGATTCAGCATATAATCCAAAAGTTATTATTGAAGTGGTATCAACGGCAGTTTTTTGAGATCCGTATCCTGCTCCGTAATTGAGCGTTATGTCATTTCGGATATCACCCGATTGAGTGATGGATCTAATTCCTGCAGCGTAAGCATTGTTAGCATCTAATTCTGTGTAGCCATTTGCAGCCAAGTAATTTTGGCGATGGGTAGCATCGGCGTAAGAAATGCGACCATACCCATCCTCATAGAGTTGACCAAGGGCAGATTGAGCAATAAGAGCTGCGAGACTGTAGCGATCTACAACGTCGGCAGATGATGGACGCGATTGACAAGTATATTGACCTGGACGATCGATCTCACCAATACCTACGTTTTCTGCATTTGCCCAAGTAGTTGTTGGATTATAGGCAGACCAAATTAAAGCCGGTGCTACTTCATTCCAAGAGTTAACCAGCAAATCAGCCAATAACTCATAAATCTGATCGCCATCCTCATCCTGGGCTAGAGTTGCCGTCCAGGTAGATTTTGAAAGTCTGGATAATGCACCAACGGCAGTTATATTCGCAGCTGTAGTAAATCCTGTTGAGCCGGCTTGTATAACCTCAATACTAAAATCTGTGATGAAACCGCCAAATATGCCTATATAAGTCCCAGCCGAATTTTGTAATTCAATAGTCAAAGAATCCGTGGCTTTGAAGTTAAATGCTTCATTTGTCAGATTGACTAACTGGATATTGCAATACCCGGCTTGAGCCTGTTGCTCAATAGTTGTACGACCGCTAGTAATTGTAAGATTGGCAATTGTGCTACTTGCATAATTTTCAGCATTGCCATTGATATAAACTTTCCAAGCCGGCGTCCAGTTACTCATATTGCCTGCAAACTTAGAGATCCATTAGTGCCGCGCATATTGGAGGATTGAATAATATCCACGATCTGACGAGCAACGCCTTCCTTGTCCAAGGCTCCGGATACGTTGATGTTGTAAGTGTCGCCAGAGATAGCAGCTTCCGCCATACGGAAAGAGCCAGCATTAAATGAACCAATTGATGTTGAAGCAGCTGCCGTTGCTGCTGCCGTTGCTGCTGCAGTACTAGCCCCTGCCCCACCTGTCCCAGATGTTGTACCAGTTCCTGAAACGCTTGGAGCAGTGTAAGTCGGAGTTGATATATTAGGCGCTGAAACTGTTGGGCTTGTAAATGAAGGCTTTGAAATGGTTGGAATATTTGGCAGTAAAGGTACTGAGTTGTAAGCCTTGATCATGGCGTTAATGCCATCGATGGCGCCAGATACCAGGGTACGGATCACGTTAATAATTCCGCCAACAATATCAATAACTCCACCGGCTACCTTTGCAACAAATGAGATCGCTCCAGCAAGAGCAACGGTAAAGACGGGGACTATGTAATCCACGATGAAATTACCAAGTGCCTGGAAAGATTCTTTATTGCGGTCAATTGCTTCTTTTAAGGGATCAAAAAGTTTTACAAATCTTTGAAAGTTAGGTACTACCTTGTCAACAATAATTGCAATAAGAGATTCGATGATTGGAAGCAATTTGTAACCAATGGCTTCAACCCCTTCATCAAATGCAATCTTGAGACGGTCCATCCGTCCCTGGAATGTTTCAGCATTTTTAGAAGCTGCGCCACCAAATAGATCAGATAACTTTGTTTGAACGTCTGTAAAAGACATTGCCTTTAACTCAGCGCTTGAAAGTCCAACGCCTAATTTGCCAAGAGCTGCCGTGTTACCGTCATAAGCCTTACCCAAGGCATTTGCTACGCCTTCAAGGGGCTTGCCTGTCTGGGTTGAAATATCGAGAGCAAGAGCCAATAACTCCTGAGCCTTGCTAGTTGAATTTGTGCTTAAAGCCAAGCGAGCAAGCGCAGGACGTAAAGAATCATCTGCCACGCCTGTAGCGCGTGCCATCTTGTCAATTGAATCCTCAGTAGCAGCAATTTGAGCCTTGGTTGCTCCTGTAGCGTTTTCCAACGCTGAGGCTAATCTGACTTGGCTCTGTTCATCGGCTAACGCAGCCTTAACGCCATCAACGCCAATCTTGACTGCATAGGCTCCAGCAGCTGCAGCAGCTGCAAGAAACGCAGCCCCGGCTACTTTGCCAAATTTCTCTAATTGCGTTGCAGAATTTTCAACGTCGCCGTTTGCTGCTTTTAATTTCTTATTAAGATCATCAACATCAGCAAGGATCGAAAGTTTGAGGGTTCTATTACCTGCCATTAATCCCACTCCTTCAATATCTTGCTAAATGCTTCTTCCCACTTTTGTACCAACTGAGGCTGAATCTGACGTAAGGTCGGATAGATAAAGTAACCTGAATTACCTCTGCCTTTGTTTGGTGTTCGCTTAGGGAACTGCTTGAATCGATTAGATCCAAATTCCATTCCATAAAGTAAATCTAAAGTTGAACCGCCACCGCTAAACTTTTGACGCGCAAAGCCATAACTAAACTCACCAAGTTTTGAAGTCTTGCTTACCTTAACTCCATCAGCAATACGGCGAGCAGCAGTCCCTGAAACCGTTCGAGTCGCTGCTGCGATCTTAATTTGTCCAGCAGCATACTCAGCAAGATTAGAACTTTCCGCTTTAGCAGCTTCAACGGCTTCATCCGACATACCTTTGAAAGCCCTGGCAATACCGCGTAAATCTGATTTGTCATAAGCGATCTTGACTTCATTTGCCATCCGATCGCTCCTTTAAAATCTCGATTGCCGTTAAAACGTCCTCAGCCGTGTCCCAATACTGCATAGGAATCCCCGTCTCTATCGCTAGAGTTACGAGGATCCGACCTATGCTTCCGGCTGGATAACTTTTGGGTTATCGTCTCCGACTGTTACATCAGCAACTGTTTCAGACCAGATTTCATAAGACTTAGTTGGTTTCCCGGTGTTTTCACGCTTGTAAGCATTATACGCCAAGAACATTAAATCCCAGATGCCGATCTGTCCGTTTGCTTGGGAAATAACCTTTCCGGTTGTTTTTTCCCATTTAGCCCACTCAGGAGGCTGAGCAGTATAAGTTGCTTGTTCGCCTGAGTTATATTCAATTGTGATTGGTAATTTCATCTTTGCTCCCGTTGTTAGATTTTAACTGAATGTGTCTGCTGGTGTTCCAACTACTGTAAGCGCCCAAGTATCTGTCTGCGCTCCTGGTGCTGCGCCTCCAACTGTTGGGAATACTGGCAACACGTTACAAGCAAATACTGCGCCTGTAGTTGCTGTTAATGAAACTGCAAGCGTTGTGTTTGGTGCAGTATCAGCTGCAGTCCACATTGCTTCAAATAGTGATGAGGCAACACCCCAGTCCGCAAGTAACTCTACATTGAGAGTCCAAAGATCGTCTGTGTGCTTAAAAGCCTTACCATCGAGAGTTTGGTAGATATCGATAGTTGGTGAGTTTACAAGAGTCACGCTAGTTGTCTGAGCATCGTAGTTTACTGTTGCGATGGTTAGAACGAGGTCGCGACCCGTAATGACTGTTGTTGGCATTATTGGTTCTCCTTATGCTGTCTGCGTATACCAAGTGGATACGCGTATGTCCGCGACTAGCAAGTTACTAGCGCCTACTTGTGTGACTGTTGGTCGATCAACTACCTGGAGTTCATATCCAGCCGGTATAACCGCCACAACACTTGTTATTAACTGCTCGATATTATCAAGCGAGGCTGGGTTGCTATTGTAAGCAACGCAGCAGGTTATCGTGTAATTTAACTTGCATCGAAAGGTACTTTTGCCAATAGTTTCAAACTCCATGTACGGAGAATCCGGAACGACCACTACGGCTGGGACTGGAACTTGCTCGGGAACGTAACTAAAAACATTTGCCGATACTCCAGCAAGGGCTGTAGCAAGTGGAGTTCTAACGGCTGAAAGAATTGTTGATGGCATTATTGAGCCATCGTCTCGACGTCAATGTAAGGTCCTAGGAGACCAACGCAACGATTAAACAAGCTGCGCCCCATCCGATATGGTGAAGGTGCAAAATCTACTCCTTCGATCTGTCCGCCTGGGGCAGTACGCGATTGAAAGACTTCGACTGAAACTACCATGATCGCGGATTCGACCGCTGCAACTCCAACATAAGTTGAAGCGCCTGTAAGTGTTGCGGATCCACTAGGGATGACATTTCGCTCCGCAACATCGGCATTAGTGATGTTTGCTGTAAATGTGTACGCATCGACATCAGCATTGACTGTTCGAGTGCCGTTAAATGGTGTTCCGCATCCAGCGATGACAACTGATTGTCCTTCGGTAAATTCATGGATGCCTACTGTCTCAAAAGTTGCGACATTTTGTGTCAGCGAAACTTTGGCTATTGGTGATGAAAATGTAACAAGTAAAGGCAAAATTACAGCCTCGCTAGTGTCAATTATTTCATTTAGATATGCGTCATTGTATAAAGCGGATGAAACGCCAAGCACTGATCGCAACTCTGACGCTGTAATAATCGTTGGCATTTCATCCTCTCTTAAACTGCTGGGGGAGCGATCGGGAGCAACCGCCCCCCCATGATTAGTGGTTTTTCTTAGGTGAAGTTAAAACGGTTCGCGCCGTTTGCAATCTTTGTTGCAAGTGCTCCGTAACCGTAGTACATAACATTGACCTGACCTGATGCAATCACGTTAGATGATAGCTGCAGACGTGGTGACTCATACCAAGTGTATGACTCTGGGTTAACAACGATCATTGATGAATCGCCTGTGCCTGAAAGGCTGCGAGATACATAGAGATCGAGTCCGGCAACATTTCCACGAAGTGCTGTTGGTGTTGCTACACCAGCTGCGTTCTGTGGCTGTGATGCGTTGTAGATTGGACGACCTGTGTCGTTGTATCCCATGATGTTGCCCCATTGATCTGGAGAAACGATAAGTGAGCGAGCAAATCCAAGTGATGAACCGTAAACAGCAGCTGCTGCTGATGATACGTATGCAAGGATGCCTGTTGATGAGTTAGCGTTTGCTGTTGCGTTTAGCGCTCCGTTGTTGATCATTCCAGTTGCTACGAATGAATCTGTTGACTTTGCGTAAGCAAATTCCATTTGGCGAACCAATTCCTGGAAAAATGCTGGGTTTGAACGATCAAGCAATTCGACTGAGAATGTCTGCTGTCCAGCGAACTTCTTAACTGGAACTGAGATGAAAGATGTATTGATATCTTGATCAGATGGCGTACCACCTTCTGCAACTTCACTTACTAGGGCACCCTGGGTGACCTTTGGAATTTCGAAGGACATTCCTGCGTCCGGCAAAACTCCTGTACTGATAGCAGAAATTGCTCCGCGATCTGCGTTTGATACGCCGTTTACAACTTCAGTTAACTGACGTGTTGGAATTAGACCAGCATTGTCAGTTATATCTGCAGCTGCTGCTACGTACAACTTTGATGTTTCATCACCAAGTGATGCGCGAATTGAGTGCTCCAAATATGAAGCCTTGTCTGTAATTGGATTACGGACTTTTTGTGAATTAAGTGGGTACGAAGTTGCTTTAACTTCGACCTTAGCAGCTTCAACCGTCTCGGTTGATACTGCTTCTGAAACGGTTTCTGACACTAGGTCGTCTCCTTCTGTTGTAGGTTCCTCAATCTGAGGTTCCGGATTTGAGTCGGTCGCAGCTGTGCCAGGTTCCTCGGCTGCTGCTACCTTTTCCACTTCTGCACCTGGGATTGCTCCATCAGTTACAAGTGAAACTTCGATTAGTTTGGATGCGCTAATTGCCATAACGCCGTTCTTGTTATCCCAAGCATCTACTTCAACCCCGACGCTAAAATCTGAACGCAATCCAGTTGCTGCTTCCTCAAGCGCATCATTGCCAGCAGTTGTCTTTGCAATCTTAAATGATGCTGTAATACCAGTATCATCTTGAGACCATTCAACTAATTTGCCAAGTGGCTTTGTGCGGTTATGTTCTAAAACCAATTTAGTGTTCTTGCCAAACTCAATTGAGTTAGGTAGAAATTTTGTGCGACCTGCTGAGGTATTGCCCTCTGCATCCCATTGCACAATTCGACCAGCGATGATGCGTGAATCGGCATCTGCTGCTGTTAGTGATACTGGAAATGTTAACTTCATAGCAACATATCCTCCTCTTGTCGGATCTCATCGATGCTCATTGCACCGATTCTGTTTAGGATTTCATAAACTTGCGCGCGCTCCAAAGGATTACCACGCAAGAAATCATCTAAGTCGTAACGGATCTCATTGCCTTGACCTACAAAGTCCGGCATTGATAATCGTTGTTCGATCGCTGTCAAAACTGGTCGCAAGGAGAAGTCAACCAACGATCTACGCTCTGAAATGGCGTTTGAGTATGTCATTGATGTTTGTTCTGCACTTGCGAACCATGCTGGTAATCCAGCAGCTCGACAAAGTTCTAGGGCGACGTATTGGCGTGCTTGTACCAATTGCAATTTATCAGGATCAATTCCAAGTGACTGCAATTCAACGTCAGCATTTAAAAATGCAGTTGAACGGTTTAAACGAGCAACGCGCCAGGCTTCAAGTAACTTACCAATTCGTTCTGATGTCAAATTTGTGCCATTTGACTTCAATACCATCATAGGAACGGGTTCTTTTGCAAAAGTTTCTGATGCGTTTTCTAAAGCAACAGCTGCGCGAATCGTGCGACCTGCGCGAGATAACAATCCCTCATCTAAACCATTAAATACAACTAAACTGCCAACGCCCATTGCAGGGACATAACTTCCATCAACTTGGTAAGCGGTGATTTCAGTTTGTAGAGCATTTAGAGTTTGGATAACTCGATCAGGCGAAACGCGTGTCCATTCTTGGATTCGTCCGTCTGCATACATGGATAACACTTGTCCATACGCCACGCCGTGAAATAGTAAATCCTCAGCAATGTATGAATATATAGCGGATCCGGGAACGCGTGAATCTGGTTGGTTAATTACGCGGTTGGGTTCAACTCGTACCCCGGAAACTTTGATGCGCTGTTCAAGTGGCAACGAAGCAATCGTTGAGCAAATGATATTGCGCGCTCTTGCAATTGTCGGTACAGCCATGGCTTGCTGACGTGTAGCGCTTGCAAGTGGATAGAAATAATTTTGCACCGTGTTATTAAAGGGTGCTGGAGTCGCAGCTGCGTCAACCGTTAGTCCAACGGGTTCAGGAGCCTTTGCGAATAAATCTTTGATGCCCATTAGCATAAAATTATAGCATAATCAACCTACAATTATATCGATTTCCGAATCTGGTCGAGTTGCAAAATGGCTAATCATTGCCATTCCAACTGTGGCGCAAATTGTGGCACCGGACGCTTTTCGTCCCAAATACCAACCGCCATCTTTAAAAGGTAATTTAACAGCGCTCAGAACTTGCTTATTCAATTCGGCTTGATTTCCATGAACAAGTCGCTGGGAGGTAATTGCCGACAACATTTCATCACAAGCCTGACCATAAATTGCGCCATCGATCGGAGTTGTCGAGATTCCGGCTGGAGCCAACCGAGAAGCAACCGCGCCAGCCGTTTGACGAGAATATGCGACCGTCTCCGTGCTGTATCGCTTAGTCCAAACGGCGATACTGTTCGCTAGGTCTTTATCGTCAATCGATACTGGATTCGTATATGTCTCCAGTAAAACAACACAGAATTTGTCCCCATC